CAATGCTGTTAATGAAAGAGGGAGAGCGGCTTTAATATAATGGCTGGTGCATTTCCTATATCTTCATCTGCATTTTCTACAATGGGTATTAGAAGTATTCAAAATACTATTATTTCTAAATCGCAATCAGGTAAAAAATTATCACGACAAATAGATGGTCAAAGATTTGCTTTTACTGCAAAAATAATAACAGGAAAAAGATCAGATGTTTATGGAGAGCTTATGGCTTTTATAATGAAACAAAGATCACAAAAAGAAAATTTTACAATTATCCCACCAGAGTTAGAAGATGCTAGAGGTGTAGAAACAGGAACTTTAGCAGTTGTAGGAAGTCATACTGCTGGTGATACAACGATTGCAATAGATGGATTTGCGTCAGATACAGCAAACAGATTACGTAAGGGTGATTACATAAAATTTAATGGTCATACAAAAATATATATGGTTGTTGAAGATGTAACAAGTTCATCAGGAGCGGCAACAGTAACTATAGAACCACCTTTATTAACAACACTTGCAGATGATGAAGCTGTTTCATACGATAATATTCCTTTTACTGTTCATTTAACAAATGATATTCAAGAGTTTGGAGTAGTTGGAGCTTCTAGTACAGGGGAACTTTTATATGAGTTTGAATTAGATGTTGAAGAAACTCTCTAATGGTAAAATATTTAGTAAGACATTGGTTAAATGCAGATTTTATAGCAGAGAAAGTAGTTGATGAAAATGAAATTAATATTGAAACAAATGATTTAGGTAAAAACAAAAGTCCAGATGGTACTTTTAGTTATGTTATGATACAAGGTAATGAAAAAGTAAATAGAACAACATACGAAATTTATGACGAGAGCATTAACAACAGCAGTAAAGAACGAACTAGCAACAAATGAAATTCGACCAATTCATCTTATCACTATTGGCTTCGCTACTCCTGTTAACATTACTGATAATTCTTTCTCAATAACTTCTTCAGTATCAGGTAGTTCTGTTAATTATATCGCTAGTGATTTTATTTTAGGATTATCAAGTTTTTCTGAAGAAACTGATGTTAATTTATCGCCTATAACTTTAAGTCTTTCTGGTGCTGATCAAACTTTTATATCTACTGTTTTAAATGAAAATGTTATTAATGATGATGTAAAAATTTTCAGAGGTTTTTTACAAGATACAAATGTTTTATTTTCAGACCCTTTCTTACTTTATAATGGACAAATAGATAATTTTAGTGTTCAAGAAACTGATACAGAATCGACAGTAAATTTAGATATAGTTTCTCATTGGGCAGACTTTGAAAAAAAATCTGGTAGAAAAACTAACAACACTTCTCAACAAAGATTCTTTAGTACAGATGTAGGTATGGATTTTAGTTCTCAAACAGTACAAGATATTAAATGGGGTAGAGCTTAATGATAAAAAAATTTTTTAAAAGTATTGTTAAAATTGTAACAGCTCCCATAAAAATTGTTTCAAAAATAGTTACTAAAGCAATTTCATGGTTAATACCAACACCAGATATTCCTGATTTCGGAGTAGGTGAATTAGATGATTTTGAACAAGGTATTCTAGTTAACAAACAGTCAAGTGATGCTTCAATACCAGTAGTATATGGTGAAAGATTGCTTGGCGGTGTCAGAATTTTTTTAGAAACTAGCGGTACAGATAACGAGTTTTTATATATGGCATTAGTATTATGTGAGGGTGAAATAAACTCTATAGAGGAAATAAGAATAGATGATAAAGTTGTTACTTTTAGTGGTGCATTAACAGATAATACGCAAAGAACAGTAGCAACATCTGATTCAAATTTTTACAAAGACGCAGTTAGTTATATTACTGTAGAACCACATCTAGGAAGCGATGGTCAAAGTTCATCAAGTTTATTATCTCAATTATCAAGTTGGGGTAGCAATCATAAATTATCAGGAATAGCATATTTAGCACTAAAATTTAAATGGAATCAGGATATGTTTGGTTCAATACCAAAAGTACAGGCTAGAGTGAAAGGAAAAAAAATAGTTACTTTAGATGCTAGTTTGAATGAATCTTCTGCAACTTATTCTACTAATCCAGCTTTTTGTATTTTAGATTATCTAAGAAACGAAAGATACGGTAAAGGTATAGCAACAGCAGATATTGATTTACAAAGTTTTAGAGATGCTTCTCAAGTTTGCATAACACAAGTTACACCATTTTCTGGTGGATCAGATATTAATCTTTTTGACACAAATGCTGTATTAGATACATCTAGAAAAGTCATTGAAAATCTAAGACAACTTATAAAAGGTTGTAGAGGTTTTTTACCTTATTCATCTGGAAAATATAAATTAGTAATTGAAACAACAGGAACAGCTTCTATTACATTAACAGAAGATGATATTATTGGTGGTTATACGTTATCTAGTCCATCAAAAAGTGAAAGATATAATCGTGTAATAATATCTTATATTGAACCATCTCGTAATTATCAAGTTAACGAAGTTCAATTTCCTGAGATTGATGATAGTGGTTATGCAACAGCAGACAAACACGCAACAATGAAAACTGAAGATGGCGGTTTTCTTTTAGAGGGTCGCTTTGATTTCAAAACTATAACCAATGCATTTCAGGCAATAGAGATGGCTGAAATTATTTTACGACGTTCTAGAGAATCTTTACAGTTAAGTATAAATGTTAGTTTCGATGCTTATGATTTAGTTATTGGTGATATTGTTAATATTACTCACAGCTCGATTGGATTTACATCTAAACCTTTTAGAGTGATGTCTTTAACCTTTAATGAAGATTATACTATAGGTCTAGATTTAGTTGAATATCAAGGATCGCATTATACGTTTGCTTTAAAATCGCAACAAACAACAACACCAACAACTAATCTACCGAACCCATTTGTTATACAGCCACCAGCTTCATTAACACTCACAGATGAGATGATAGAGTATTCTGATGGTACAGTTATTACAAGATTGAATATTTTAGTAGGAGCTTCTCCAGATTCTTTTGTTTCCAATTACCAAGTTGAAGCAAAAAAAACAACAGAGTCAGATTTTAAAATTATCTCTACAGGCTCACAACTAAATCATGAAATGTTAAATGTTGTTGATGATATTGAATATACCGTGAGGGTTAAAGCAATAAATAGTTTTGGTGTTTCGTCAAGTTTTATTTCTTCTACTCGTAAAATTATTGGAGCAACAGATACACCATCAGACGTTTCAGATTTTAATATTTCAATGACAGGATCAAATCAAATGTCTTTAAATTGGACACCTGTTTCAGATTTAGATATTGAATTTTATGAAATAAGATATTCTATTGGATCTGGTTCAACAGCTTGGTTCAATACTTCTCCATTAGTACAAGTGCCAAGAAGAAAATCTAATAGTGTTGTAGTTAATGCTTTAAAACCACCTTTTAATTTATATATAAAAGCTGTAGATAAACTTGGCAATGAATCAGCAGAACCAGCAATAATAACTTCAAGTGTTGTTGTTTTACAATCTTTTCAAGATATATCTACAATTACTGAAGAAACTGCTTTTTCTGGAACTTTCACTAATACTTTTAAGGGAGAAGATAATAATAATAATCCAGCAGTAACTTTAGATACTATAACATTATTTGATGCACGTTCTGGTGATTTCGATGATGCTGATTCAAGTGGTTTTTTATTTGATACAGGCGGTTTAGCGAATAATATTTCTAGTTCTGGGAATTATATTTTTGCCAATAGTTTTTCTTTAGATGCAATTTATGATGCTACGTTTCAAGTAGAGCTAACTATGGAATCTGATGACCCTTATGATTTATTCGATTCAGGTCGTGGAGCATCGGTCTTTGACGATGCTAAAGCACCATTTGATGGTAATGCACCAACAAATAATGATGCTATAATACAAATAGGAGCAGACGATAGTTCATTAGCAAATATTTCAACATTTACTACAGTAGCACAACAGGGAACATTTAAAGGTAGATTTTTTAAATTTAGAACTGTATTATCTTCTGCAAATAATAATGCTAGACCTTTTGTTACAGGATTAAAAGCTAGACTAGTTTTAGAAAAAAGAACAGAAACAGGAGATGATATATCTTCTGGTACAGGAACTAAATCAGTAACTTTTACAAATGGTTTTTTTCAGATACCAAATATTACTGTTACTGGACAGGACCTCTCTTCTGGAGATTTTTTCGTCATAAGCAATAAATCAAAAACAGGCTTTGACATTGTATTTAAAAATAGTAGTAATAGTATTATTAACAAAACTTTTGATTTCCAAGCTAGAGGTGTAGGCTTGAAAAATTAATCAAAAAGGAGTATAAAAACTTATGTCACAAGTAACAGATGTTTCTCTTGCAAATCAGGCTTTCGGAACTTTTCGTTCTGAACTCAATAATATTCTTGGTGCTTTAAATTCTGCACATATAGGTAGTTCGGCTCCTGGATCTGTTACAACAGGAACTATTTGGGTTGATAATGGAACATCAGGAGTACTGAAAGTAAAAATAAATGATGGTAGTGACAACGTAGAATTATTTCAAATCAATATTAGTAGTAATGCAATCACGAGTACAATGTCAGTAACAGGAACTATTGCAGAAACAGATCCACAGGCGGCGGCTTTAGCAATCGCATTAGGATAGGAGAATAAATGGCAAATACTTTTAAAGTTAAAACAAATGCGGCTATGCCAGCAAGTGCTGGAACACCTTTAACAATATACACAGTTCCAAGCTCAACTCAAACTATTGTTATAGGTTTAACACTTTGTAACGTACATACGACATCTGTAACAGCTACAGTAAAAATTGAATCTAATACTTCTGATACCGAAACAAACGAAAATGTAACAGTAGCAAAAGATGTTTCAATTCCTAATGGTTCTTCATTAGAATTATTATCAGGTGGAAAATATGTATTACAAGCAACAGATGTTTTAAAAATAGATTGTTCTATTGCTGGGAAAATAGATGCAACATTATCAATATTAGAAATTACATAGGAGTAAAAATTGTCTTATATAGGACTACCACCGAAAGCAAATTTTACTTCTGGTCTATTAGATAGATTCACAAGTACTACAGGCACAACTGTAACCCTAACGCATGACATTGCATCAGAAAATGATATTGTTGTTTTTGTAAATTTTGTCAAACAAGACAGCACAACATATTCAGTAGGTGGTACAGGAAACAAAACTTTAACTTTAGGCGGAACTTTAGTTTCATCTGATATTGTAGAAGTTCATTATTTAAACATTGTAGGTCAAACAGTTGCACCATCTTCAGGAAGTGTAGGCAGTTCTCAATTAACTGCTGATCTAATTACAGGGCAAACTGCTGAAAGTTCTATTGCTACAGATGATACAATATTAATACATGACACATCAGCTAGTGCATTAAGAAAAATGACAAGAGCAAACTTTGTATCTGGTATTGGTGGAACTAACACTCCAAATTTTTTTGCCTATGTAAATGCAAATCAAACTGTTAATAATAATACAGATACCAAAGTTGGTTTTAATACAGAAAGTTTTGATACTGCTTCTGCTTATGACCATTCGTCAAATTTTAGGTTTACAATTCCAAGTGGTCAGGGGGGGAAATATAGTCTTACAGCACAAATATTACTTTATGATTCAAATGGTAATTTACAAGGTATTAGACCAAAAATTTTTAAAAATGGTTCAATAGTGAGTGAAGCATTATGGGATAAAGAAAGTGGGGGAAGTAAATATTGGTATAATTACAGTTCAAATATTAACATCTTGTTAAATCTTTCTGCATCTGATTACATTGAAATTTTTGTTAGAGGATACACTACTGATAGTGGATCATTCGTTATTAATGGACATTCAAGTGAAATATATTCATTTTTTACAGGATACAAAATTATAGAATAGGATAAATTATGGCATTTAGTAAAATAGACACAAATGGACTTGCTTTAGATTCAGTAGATAACACTATTTTAGATTTAAGTAGTAATTTTGCTTTCACTGGTACTGTCAGTGGTGCTGGAGAAAATAATAATCCAGCTTTTAGAGCTGGTTTAACATCAGGAGCAGTAAGTTTAGGAACAGGAGGTAGTTATACTCAAATTCCTTGTAATAATGAAATATTTGACCAAGGGGGTTGTTATAATAATACTGGTAGTACAGTTACTCTTAATGGATTATCAGCTCCTGCATATTCTTTTTGTCCAAATAAAGCTGGAAAATATTTAGTATATGGTGGTGCAACTATTTATTATACAAACAGTAATCTTAGATGGGGAAATATAAAATTTGGTGGCTCTTTCACTGCTGGAGGATCAGCAAGAGCTGGTTTAGATTTTTCATCAAACTATGGTTATTCAATAAATCCAGCTTGTTCAGATATTTTTCAATTAAATGGGACTGGAGATTATTTAACAATTTCTGCAAGAGGTTATGCTGGTGGAAATGCACCAGAAATGGAATCTGGAGATAGTCATTGTTATTTTGGTGCAGTTTTTTTAACAAGTAATTAAGGAGGTAAATAATGGCAGATAAAGGTACGATCATAAGAATGTATGCTTTAAGTAAAGGAGTCTCCGAGTCAGAATTTTTTGAAAAAGTTGCATTACAAAACAATAGTGATGGAAAAGGTGTTTTTATTGATGAGTGGAATTTAGATATTTCTAAACCAACTGATGATGATCTTAAATCACATGAAGCAGAAGCGGATAAATTTGAAGCTGATGCAAAAATTGATTCAAAAAGACTTGAGGGCTATGGAACGTGGAATCAACAACTCGATGAAATTTACCACAACATGGATGCTTGGAAAGCAAGAATTAAAAAAATTAAAGATGATAACCCTAAATAAATTAACTAGAATTTTAACACATATGTGTTAGATATAATTAAGGAGGAAAAACTATGGCATCACTATCAAGCAAGGTCAAGCAATATTGCGCCGATAACGGCGTGGCAGAGGTTGACTTTATGGTGGACGTTTTGCTTCAGGACGACTCG